TGATGAAGAATGCTAAAGATGCCATTGGAATACATCCTAAAGTTGCGTCTAAGTTGTCAGGAGCAGACTTTGATGGGGACACAGTTCTTGTTATTCCAAACAGAGATGGTCTTATTCGCACATCACCCTCTCTTAAAGCTTTAAAAGACTTCGATCCAAAAGAAGCATATCCTGCTTATCCAGGAATGTCAAAGATGAGTCCTCGAACTAAGCAACTTAAAATGGGTGATGTTTCAAATTTAATCACAGATATGACCATAAAAGGCGCTAATGAAGATGAGATTGCTCGTGCTGTTCGACATTCCATGGTTGTTATCGATGCTGAGAAACATAATTTGAATTACAAACAATCAGCTATAGATAATAACATCGCTAACTTGAAACTTAAATATCAAGGTGGTGAACGAGCAGGTTCTGCGACTCTAATATCAAGAGCTTCTTCTGAGGTTCGTGTTGATGAGCGCAAAGATCGGACTCTTATAAACAAAAGGACTGGCGAGAAAGTTTATATCCCAACTGGTGCTACTTATGTAAACCAAGAAGGAAAGACTATCAAGAAGCAAACAGCTAGTAGTAGAATGGCTGAAGCTAAAGATGCTAAATCACTATCGTCTGGTACTCGTATGGAATCAGTTTATGCTGAGCATGCCAATGCATTAAAGGCTATGGCTAATGAGGCAAGGAAACAACTAGTCCGTACTGACTTCATAGAATACTCCCCCAGTGCTCGCAATACTTATGCCCGTGAGGTGGAGTCATTAAAAGCTAAGCTGGCTATAGCTTATAGAAATAAGCCCCTAGAGAGACAAGCCCAGTTATTAGCTAATAAAGTATACCAGGCCAAAAGAGCAGCCAATCCTGACATGGATGCAGCAGACATAAAGAAAGTAAAAGGTATGGCTCTAGTAGAAGCCCGTTTAAGGACTGGAGCATCCAAACAGAAGATTAACATTACTGATTCTGAATGGAACGCTATACAAATGGGCGCTATTAGCACCAACGCTCTATCTAAGATCCTTTTAAACACCGATCTTGATGCCTTAAAAGAAAGAGCTATGCCTAGAACTACTAAATTAGTAACACCTTCTAAGATATTAAAAGCCAAATCTATGTTATCATCAGGCTATACTCAAGGAGAGGTTGCTAGTGCATTAGGCATCTCTACAACTACACTGTCTAAGGCTCTCGAATAGAGGAGGATTTATGGATAACAATACAGATAATACAGTAGAAGAGACCATGCTTACTACTACTGACAATCCATTCAATCCCTTTACCCAATTCGATGAATGGGATGCTTATGACAAGCAGAAAGGTTACTATACATGTGCCTATCTAGCTAGAGTTACAAGAACCTCTGATGATTTAGCAGACAAGGACCAAACTGTTGCTATTGATGACGCCATAAAAGAAATACTTTATTTAAATATTACAGGTTTATATGTTTTAGTTAGTAAAGATTCTTTTATTGAAAGAGTACTAAGCCCGATGTGACGAATAGGGAGGGGGGTCTCGCAAGATATACCCCCCTTCTCAATCGCGTCCCTCCTAAAAAAAGCTCCGGGGGTCATTTTTAGGTGTACTTTCAGTTAACTACGGAGGTTCTATGCAGGAGAATACCGAAGGAATGATAGCCTTGCTACCCACAGAGACGGGCTGGTGCAACATAGAATTGCCGCATTTGACCCTAGTTTATCTTGGGGAGATTTCTGACTTCAAAGTCACATCCCTAAACGATCTGGTCAAAGAGGTAATCTCTACTTCCAGATCCACAAAGCCCCTGATGCTTAAAGTTTTGAAAACTGAAGTGTTTGGGGACGATGAAAAAGTTGATGTCTTTAGATTAGAGGAAACCAAAGAACTATTAACTCTTAGATCTCGGTTTGAGGAGTATGACGGCAGCGAATTTCCGTTTCGACCACACGTGACGATAGGTCCTGCAGGGGGACAGGCTATGGCGAAACCTCTAGTTCTAACTTTTGACAGAATTCTTTTAGCGTGGGGCGATCGCCAATTCCATTATCGACTAGAAGGATAGAAGATTTTAAGACATACTTTCAAGCAAGACACCGAACGTTCCGAAACTAAATCGGCTTGGTGAACCGATTTCTCCTTTCAAGAGCCAAGTTACTTTGCGTATTCGCTGAACTAATCTGGTAGGAAAGTCTCGGTGTCTTCCTTGAAAGTATGTCATGTCTATTCAAAATCCGGTATAAACTGGAGACAAGTTCACAATAACAGGAGGTGGTCCACCAATGAAGAAAGTTCGTGTTCGTCACGGGACCACTCTTGACGAATCCAAGTTAGAAAAACCAAAGAAGAAACTGGCGAGAGTCAGTCCAACTCCAGAAGGGCGCGAGAAGCAACTAATTTCTCTAACGATCGATCTCGCAGAAGCTCAGATCCGAGCCGGAACAGCGTCCTCTCAGGTAATGACACATTTTCTAAAACTCGCTTCCACAAAAGAAGAACTCGAAAAGCAGAAACTAGTCCAAGAAAATTTGTTACTAATGGCGAAGACTGAATCTTTGAAATCCACAAAACGAAGTGAAGAATTACTTAGTGAGGCGCTTACCGCATTTGGAATTTACAGCGGAAAGACAACTTCGAAAGTTGAGAAGTCTGATGATTAGGAAATATTCTGATCTTGTTCGGCTACAGAGTTTCGAGGAGCGCTACGAGTATTTAAAACTTTCGGGATCTGTCGGGACTTCAACTTTTGGATTCGAGAGATATCTCAACCAACAATTCTATACTTCGATTCAGTGGAGAACAATTCGGAGACACGTAATTCTCCGGGACAATTCTTGTGATCTAGGAATTTCTGATCATGAAATACTCCACAAGATTATAATTCACCACATGAATCCAGTAATTCCTTCAGACTTCGAAAACGGAAATGTTGACATCCTGGATCCGGAATTTCTAATCTCAGTTTCGAGTAGAACCCATTTAGCAATTCATTTCGGTGACGCGTCCCTAGTGGACAACCTCCCGAAAGAACGCCGCGCTGGCGACACGATTCTCTGGCGCTAAAACCACAAGGAGGCACGTATGAGTCAAAAGAAATATAGGCAAAACCCAGCAGCTTTCGGTCTGGAGAATCGCCAGAGAGAAGAAGGCTCTATCGGACCAGGTGTCAGTGAGACCCCAGTTCCGGTCGTCGGAATTACCACGCATCAGGATTCCCAAGAACCAGTCCCAGAGAAACTTTTCGTAACTGTCGACAACACGTTGACTGTCAATCTGCGAAAGGCTGCGAGTCTGGCAGGAGAAATTCTCAAGGAGCTACCCAAAGGCGAGCGCTTAGTCCTGACGCACATGGGCTCGGTCTGGTCGAACGTTCAGACTATCTCGGAAACTCCGCTTGCCGGTTTCGTAATGACAGCCTACCTGACGAGTGAGTAGTCATGGCAGACGTTGTCGTAATTTCTCAAAAGGAAAGTATTCTTAAAACCATCAAGAAACTTCTCCTGGTCCCGGAGTTGGACACAAGTTTCGACCTGGACATAACGATCCACATAAATACTGCTATAATGGTATTGCGAAGTATTGGCGTTGGCCCTGTCGCAGGATTTTCTATAATGGGCGAAGAAACTAAATGGACCGATTTCATCGCGGACATGTCAAAACTCGAATCAGTCAAAACCTACATTTATTTAAAGGTCCGTCTCGCTTTCGATCCGCCAACTAGTGGAATTCTTGTCGAGGCAATCAAATCACAAATCTCGGAATTAGGTTGGCTATTGATGGTTGAGACATCACCAACAATTCCCGAAACTTTAGAAGAGGAGGTAGTTTAAATGGAACAAAAAAGTTTATGGCATTCTGGAGTTCTAGGAATGCACTGGGGGCATCGTAGAGCAATGGCCCGCACAGGAGTGACATCTGTTCGAGGAAAACCGACTCAAGCTATGGCCAGTGTTCATGGAAAAGCTGTTCCCATTGGACCGAACCATCGAAAAACTGGATTTTCTCTAACCAAAAATCTGGATGGAAGAAAAGTAAACAAATTGTTTGGGGCTGTCAATCGAAAGAAAGTTCGAAACTATTTGCTGGGAGATCCAGATAAATTTATCAAGAACTTTCCAGGAATGGATCGTAAATTCAGTAGTCTTTCGAAAGACGAAAAAGTGAAAATGCACAAACGAGTGTCGAATATCTTAGCGACAATCTCTGTTGTTAGTATGGGAGTTCTTTACGCGACTTTTAAGGCTACCCATTAGAACAGGAGGAAGTATGAGCTTAACATTTCAACACTCGGGCGTTCTAGGAATGCATTGGGGTCAAAGGCGCTCAAGAGGCGGTTCATTAGTAACCACTAAAAAGCCAAATACCTCCAGCGAAGACCACCAATCGATGATTTCTTTAAAGAAAAAGAAAATCCATCAGATGAGCAATTCCGAGCTCAAAGCCGTATCAACTCGCCTTCAGTTGACTAAGTCATACAAAGATCTTTCTAAAAGAGACATTACTGAAGGTGAGAAGATCGCAAAAGACATTCTTGTCGGTAGTGTAAAGACTCTTGCTGCTTCCTACATTATAGCAAATGCTCCAGCCATTGGTAGGAAGGTTGTTCAATACGCCTCGACAATAATTAAGACCACGAATTAATCCACGACTGGAGTATCATGAGCCTGTCAAACACCGCTACCCCAAAATATTATGGAGAGTTTAGAGCACGAGTACTAAGAGGAGAAATTCCAGTCTGTCGAGAAATCTCGATGGAGATGAATCGGATCGATCAACTGATCGCGAATCCTGGAATGTATTACGACGACCAAGCAGTCGAAGGTTGGATTAGTTTTTGTAATAAGGAATTGACTCTAACTGATGGATCTGACCTCGAACTCCTAGATACTTTTAAACTCTGGGGAGAGCAGATATTTGGCTGGTACTACTTCGTTGAAAGAAGTATCTATGAGCCGGGAAAGACTAAAAAGCTTGGTCATTATATTCGTAAAAAGTTTAAGAAGCGTCTGATTAATAAGCAATATCTGATTGTGGCTCGAGGCGCCGCCAAGTCCATTTATGGCTCTCTGATCCAAAACTTTTTCCTAAATGTAGACACCTCCACAACACATCAAATCACAACAGCTCCAACAATGAAGCAGGCTGATGAGATACTATCTCCCATCCGAACATCCATAACACGAGCTCGAGGTCCTTTATTCAAATTTCTGACAGAGGGAACTCTTCAGAACACAACTGGCTCCAGGGCAAATCGAGTTAAGTTAGCATCAACCAAAAAAGGAATTGAGAATTTCCTTACTGGCTCGATTTTAGAAATCCGCCCTATGGCTATTGATAAATTGCAAGGTCTTCGCACCAAAATAGCTACGGTTGATGAATGGCTTTCTGGCGATATTCGTGAGGATGTTGTTGGCGCGATTGAACAAGGTGCTTCCAAACTTGACGATTATCTAATTGTCGCTATGAGCTCAGAAGGGACTGTCCGTAATAGTAGTGGTGACACCATAAAGATGGAGTTAGTCGATATTCTAAA